TCATGAAAGCAAAGAACCCTGGTAGCAAGAACGAAATGAAACAAGAGCAGATGTAATTACAGGTATAAATCGCTGTTGTTACGACTGTTTAGATACGCAATATACCCCTTAAAATCCTCATTAAAGTTATTTAAATGCTCTAAATCCATTGAATTAACCTGAGTAAATATACGTTCAACCTCTTTATTATCTGTTAAATTAACGAGGTTTTTCAGGTATTTTAATGCTTTAACGTAGGAATTTATGCTCTGTACCTTGTATTTTACACGGTCATACATAGGTATTTCTTCATTTAGATCGATATGTAATAGAGCATGATTTATATTCCTATGTAGCACTACTTTCATCTCATCGGCTTCGCTTAATACCCCGCCTAAGACTGCGTATACGTCGGTTTGTGCGGTGTTCATTAGTATACGGCATACATGTTCCAGGCTACCAATAGCACTTGCTGTAAGCACTCTATTGTACAGTTGAAACCACGAAAGTATGTTGGTATGTTGGTACATGGTGCGGAGGCTTAGTTTATACCGCTCCGGCTCAAAATTTCTATTTGCTACATTTATCAAACAGTAATCTTCTTCATTCTGTACTATAATCCAGTCGTATATAGGTTCTACGTCCATAGTCCTAGCAGAATATAAATCTCCGGGGTATAAAAGTACCAAAGCATCGTTATCCTGCCCGTACACTTCCTGTAATACTGTATCGCCAAACTGCTTAACCAAATACGGAGCACTCGCACACCTTATATATTTGTTTGCTGTTTCTACGCAATACTGACTTAACTGTAGTTGACATTCTAATAAGTCTTGTAAGTGACCATCTATACCACCCATAGAAGTTGGTAATAGCATTTTGAATAAACCCAGTTGTTTGAATTGTTGTATGTTGCTGATGTCGTTTTCACAACTATCTATAAATTCACTTTTTGTGTGTATCCAATTATCTTGTACTGGTATCATATTAAATATTTATGTGTTTACTTTATTAGACACTTCGTGTCTTTGCCAACTACAAACTTCATTCACTTCGTTCATATCAGTTTTTGTTTGCAATTTTTTTAAGATTAAAGTTATCAAGTATGTTGAGTCATAATTCACCCGTCTCCGGGTGAATCAATGTCGATGGTTGTCATCAAGTAATGCATCGTCATCTCTAACTAGGGTGCTTTGCTGGAACCGGTGAGCCTTTAGTCCCTTTACACTACCTTCACGAATCTCACGGAAACTTGTATAACCTTGTAGAGTTTAATTATACAAATTTGTAGGTTGCTGTTTCTCATTGCCTACATCCTTTAATACTGTTGTCGTTTGTTTGTATCTCATGTACCGCCATACATTCCAGAATCTCGCACCGGGGTTACCGGATTGTCAAGGAAATCGATATTATATGCCTCGATGGGGTGGTGTATGGTCCTATTTGTGTGCCGTAATGTGAGTTAGACTTTGTGTCTGAATGTGCCGTGTTTTTTTGTGTTCTTCAGCAATTAGTTATCGTCTTGTGATGTTGCCTATAACATTTTTCGAGTAACCGTGATCATAAATACTGTTATGGAACCTTTTACGATCACCGGTATATTAACTAAAGATCAATGTGCTGATATTATATCAAAATTACCAGATAAGAAAAACAATCTAGGAGTTCATGATCGTGTTCTTGTTCCCGGTAAATGGACAGATGCCAATTGGAGTAAAAGTCGAAAACAATTTAACACTCACCGAGTACGTTTAGAACAGGATTTAGCAAAGCATGTTAGCAATTTTATTAAACCACTAAGCATACAATCAGAAGCAGTTACAATATCAGAGAATGATTATTTCTATGTTAATCATTATAACAAAGGCGAATGTGCTCGTAAGCACACAGACCCAACAAAGTTTACAATATGTATTACTCTTAATGATGACTTTGATGGTGGAGAGTTTTTTGTTAATGATAAGCCTGTAAAATTAAACACAGGCGACGGTATTATTTTTTCAGGTAAAACCAGTCATGCTGTAAGCGAAATACTTTCTGGGTCTAGATGGAGTTTATGCGTCTGGGTTTTTTGAGTCTTGTTTAAGACCTTCGCGTAATACTTTTGAACCACCTATGCGTACATTGATAATCCCGTTGTAATAGTCGTCTGTGAGTAGTACCTTACGTTCGAATTGTTCTCTTGCTTCTAAGTAACTGGCTATGCCTCTACTGGCACAATAATAAAGTATCTCACGTGTAAAATTATCTTCTCCTAATTTTTCTACATCTTCTTTTAGGTGATCCGAACTGCCCCAGTATTCACGCCAGTCGCTTTCTTTTGTACTACGTCTTTTATTCTTTTTGCCTTTAAGCGGAGGGCGAGTTACTTTACGTTTGGCTAATTTTTTACCAACGTATTTCATACCGTTCTTTTTGTTTGTGATAAGATAAACGATTGCTTCGCAATCTTCAGGTAAGTTGTCTACTACTTCACCGTTATAGGTCCAGTTGCTCATTATGCCTCGACATATTCTGTATCAGTATTGTAACTTGTGAAGCCACCTTCTTTAATTACATACAGTACATCATTTACTCTACCGCTAAGTTCTTCCCTGTGTGATATAAGCATAATATTTTTGTTTTGTTCTCTGCTCATTTTCTTAAGTATTCCTAACGCATTCTCGACACCAGTAGCATCTAAACCACTGTCAATTAATTCATCAATACATAAGAAGTTCATTGGATGATTAAGACTTTCAAAGATATCTCTGAATGCCCAACTCAAACTCAGTATAAGTCTGTTACGTTCACCTCTACTTAAATTATCAAAGTCTAAGTCTCTACCGTATTCGGTAATTTCTGTACTTAGATCACTGTTAAACTTAACGTCATGCGGTAAGCCAATAGCATTTAAGTAGTGTGCCAGTCTGTGATTCAAGTAAGCAATGTTTTGATCAATAATACGTCTACGGATAAAACTATCTTTGCTAGTTAGCAGTTTATACAAAAACTCTTGATGATCTTTTAGAGCAGTTAGTTCGTTTATTGTGTCCCAACTAATTTCTTGTATACCAGATTGTTTCATAGATTCTATTTGTTCTATGTACGGATTCTCTTCACTGTGCTTTGTGCTAATGCTGTCAATTAAGTTATCAACATTATTACGATGTGTTAGTGCTTCTTCAAGTGTTTTATAAAATGTACTAGGTCTATCTTTTATAGGACCAAGTGTTTCGATGCCATCTTTTAAATCGCTTTCTTTGATTGTTAAATTATTGAAGTATTCTTTTTCTTCGACTATCTTATCCTGTAATTCTTTTGTATACTCTTCGTGTGTGTCTAAATGTGCTGTATTTTGCCCACAAGCAGGACACACGCCTTCTTCTGCTTTAAGTAAATTTGCTTCTAGTTCACCTAATTTGCTTTTACTTCTTTTAAAGGAGTTTAGTGTGTTTGTTAAATTGTTTGATAAAATGTTTAAATTGGCTTCATGATCTTTTATAGTAACAAGTGTATTATGTTTATCTACTTCAGCATCAATGTCAATTTCTTTTAGTTGCTCTAACGCATCAGCCATCTCTTCTAATTTAACTGATTTATTTCTTTCCCACGCATTGCTTCTGCTTTCTAACTCTTGGATATTCTTTTCCATACGAGCATTACCGTCCTTCATGGCGTTAATGCGTATTTCTTCTTCTTTGATACTGTCTCTGGTATCTTTCATTTTTTCTTTTAATACTTCTGCTTTTTGCGAAAGTTCTTGTATGCCTAGCAGTTGTTCGATCATGTCTCGCTGATCGTTGTTTTTCATTCCTAAGAAAGGTTCTGTGTATGTGTTTAGTGCTACAATATGTTTGAACATCTGATGACTAAAGCCAACAATTTTTTCTATTTCTTTTTGTGTTTCTCTACTGTCGCCTTGTTGTTCTTGGTCTTCGTGTTCTGTGCCGTTAACAAATAAACGCAACACATTAGGACGCCTTCCTCTTTCGATACGATACTCAACACCATTGAGTTCAAAGTCACACGATACAATCATGCCTTTGCCGTTTGTTTTGTTAATTAGGTTATCACGTCTAATGTTTGTTAGTGCTTCGCCGTATAATGCGTAACTAAGTGCGTTGATAATAGTAGTCTTACCTGTTCCGTTTCTACTGCCGTCGCCACCTAGATCTAAGTTGTTACCCAGTACCAGTGTCAAATGTTTGTCGTCAAATCTAACACCTTGAACGTTGTTTCCGACGCTCATGAAATTCTTCACACTAATATTTTTTATATTCAGCATATTATAAGTTCTGGTAAATGTTAATAAGTTTATCTGTGTCTACTGTACTGCTTTCGATAGTTTTTAATTGACTGATTACAATCTGTTCAACACTTTCGAAATGTATTTCGCCTGCTTCGTATTCTTCTTCAACCTCTTTTACTGGAACAAGTTGTAGTTCTCTACATTTATACTTGTCCATAAAGTTTTCTTTGATAAAGGATGCTTCTTCATAACTAATATCTACATCTAATTTAATTCTAGCATAAGTTGTTGAATCTAAGAATTTGCCCGGATTGTCAATTAGTTCTACTAACCCACAAGTTATATACTTAGGGCAGTCAGGCCAATTAACAAATTGTGGTTCTTTGTCCCATTCTAGGAACATATACCCTCTGTCATTATCTTGTGCGTCTGCGTAATTATGAGGGAACGCATTACCGATATAATGAATGTTGTTGTTATATTGTCTTTTGTGAAAATGACCTGTAAACACATACTCCGGTTTTGTAAGCATTGATGCTGTAATGCCTCCGTGGTCTGGCATCTCTACCATAGCATTCATTTTAAAGAATGGTAGTTCAAAATGTCCAAACATATACTTACAATCAATCTTAGCAACTTTTTTGTATTCACTGCCCACAAGCCAAGGAATAATAGCACAGTCGCCTTCCTGAAATATTTCGTCAATCATTACAAAGTTAGGCAAGTCTCTAGCAAACTCAATACTGTTAAGTTCTCTTTTATCTCTATAATATAAGTCGTGGTTGCCGGTTATGAAGTAAACTTTATCAAAGTTGTCATTAAGTTTTTTCAAGTCCTGTAAACTAGCATTCATAGTAGCAATATTAATACTTGCTCTATGATGATGCCAGTCGCCTAAGAAGAAGCAAGTTTCCGCTCCACGTAATTTAGATTCTTCAATAAACCAATCAACAAAGTTATTACAATCTCTAAGATGTTGGTGGCTGTTTTGTTTTAAGCCGTAATGTATATCTGTAAAAACTGCGGCTTTATCAAATAGTTTATCAGTCATTTTTTGTAGCACTCGACGAATTTGCTTCTCTAAGTTCTTTCATTTCGTTTTCGTGTGCTATCTGCCTGCTGTAACTTGGCAAGTGCCCAGAGTCAATAAGTATATCGTCTCTGATGTTTTGGTTCCTTTTTTCAATGTTAAGAACTCTAGTGAAACTATTAGTAATAGCGGCAGTATAATAAGCAAACGGATTGTCTGACTTTGCTTCATTAAACTGTAAACCAATCATTGCTAACTGTAATAATGCTTGTCCACGCATTTCATCAATGTATGTGTAGCCTCTCCAGTTTGCTCTTTGGCTATATCTTTCTACAAGTTTAAGATACATTTTTCCTAATTCGTTTGTAATGCTACCGTGATCAACAGAAAACTTTCCACTCTTAAGTCCGCCCTTCCAATGGCTTCGGGCAACTTCAGTAATCTCTCCATTTACTTTAGCATAGTGTTTAAATGCTGGAAAGTTTACTTTTGCTTTTGTTTCTGCTTCGTTTCTTGGATTCTTTTTTCTGCCTGGCTCTAATGGTATGTGATCCATATTCATTACCCTAAAAGTGATGTCCTCATCGGGTATAGTTGTTGGATCAACTAAAAATTCTTTTTGCTTTGGCTTTTTATTTGCTGGTCCACTGTAGTCTGCTACTGCGGCCTGGTAAGCAATGTCTTTCATTCTTCCTGCTTGATTCTGCTTTGCTTGATCAAATACAGATGTATTAATATCATTCACGTCGTCGACAATAATGTCGGGTCTGTCATACTGTGGTGACTTGGTCCACGTGAAACTCATTTTACTTTTATGAATTTCAGAAAGCAAGTCTTTATTATTTAAATATTTTTGTGCCATTGTTTGTAATCTCCGTTTAATGTATTATACATTTATTTTTTCAGAAGTCAAGTAATAATTATCCACTTTTAGGGATTAACGGCAGTTTTATTGAAACTGATAAATACATTATGTAAATTAGGAGATATTATGGGATTTTTTAATAATATTAGAAACAATATTATAGACAACGGCCTTAAAGATAATGGTTATCAACGAAACCCGGATGGTACGGTATCAAAGATTCCGGCAAACGATTCTGCCGCGGCAAGCCAAAGTGATGAAGCAGGGGCACCTGTAACTGAAGAAGCATCAACTAAGTCTAGAAACTCTGATTATAGAGCAAGATTACAGTTATACAAAAAGAATTCAGATATGTTCTTTGATAAAGAAAAAGAAAATGTTATGACACCATTACAGGCAAACAGGGGTGTTGTGTTTCCTTATACTCCTAACTTGTTTTTATCCAGAAGTGCCAATTACGGCCAGATGGATTTTAAAGGTTCAAACTTTCCAATTTACACATATATAAATTCAACACCGCCAGTATTACCTTTGATTGCGTCATTTACAGCAACCACAAAAGAGGAAGCAAAATACATGTTAGCGGCATGGCGATTTTTTAACATACTAACGCAATCCGACTTTGGT